CGTATATCCCGTTTGAACGGAAGTTTGAGAAACGTGTTCTCCTTTTAGAAGTTGTTTGACATCATCTATGCTGTCAATCTTTACCATACATCACCATTCAATAAATGAAACTGTTTACTATAATTATGTCTTGAATTTGAAATAACCCAATAATTGGTTTATCGGAGCAAATGCACCTGTTAGTTTGTATGTCTTACCGTTGAATGTAAACACAATTCCTTCCAATGGAACTATTGCATCCATACCACCGGCAGCATCAATTCTCTTCAATTGTTTTTTGAGAACGTTTATATCTTCCAACTTTTTAGAAGATGAGAGAGTTTGTATTGCATTCTTGACATCCAACTTCATTTGACTTGTAGTTTTCTTTGGATCTATTGCCATTACACTCTGAACATTCTTTAGAACTTCTGCACCAAACTCTAACACGAGTAATTCAAACGGTTGAACATTTTTTTGCATTTGTTCCATTACTTTTAGTTTATCTGTGTTCTTTGCCCAAGTCAAAAGATTACCGTCAGATATATTTGTACTGTTTAGGGCAAACGACTTATCATAAAATGCCCATCTTTTTACAAGTCCTTCGATTGTCTTCTCATCTATCGTCAGACCAGCTTCTTTTGTGTTCTTTTTGATATATTTTTCCCACCAACGTTGGTGCCATACGCCAATGGTGTCAGTATCTAAACAATTCATCTTATTCTGAAGAGTTGTTAGTTTTGTTACAAAGTAATTCAGTCGTTGATTGAACTTTTTAGTCTTACCAACCACGATTGATTTTGGTTTGGTAATGCTAAATGTTTCTTGTGAATGTGCATTTACTTGTTCTATCATTCCGGCTAAAACTCTTGCATAGTCAGGATAATCTTCTATCTTTTCACCTTTATCATTATACAAAGAAACTCCGTGAAAAACAATATAAGCACCGTCGTAGTTGATTACATTTGCACTTTTCGGGTACATAATTTCAAGATTCATCCAAGCTTTACCATCTTGAAAAATCTTCTTTTGTTGGTTTAGAGTTAGTTTTTGAATTGCCTTTTCCAAATCAGAGAACGCAAATGTAAATGCCTCTTCAATAGCACCACGACCACCAAACTTCGTCTTGATACTTTCATAATCCATTCCACCACTCTTGATGTCACCTTTATTTCTGGCAGCATATAGTTTACCTTCTCTAAATGAAGCAAAAAGATTTTGACCGTCTAATTTTTCTGTTGGTTTCCCTGTTGTTGTTATTTCACCCGATAATCCAAGTCTAAACATTTCTTTCATATCACCGAATGTAAGACCGAAGTCTTCAAATGGATGTGTCATGTGTCCTGCTGCACCACCTTCTTTTAGAAGTGGTTTATCTTCCTTAGCAACTTCTGTAAATACTTCATTCCAAAATTCTCTACGAACTACGGAGAGACGTTCTCTCGCAGGTTCATCAGATTCTGGAAGAAGATTGATTTTGAACTTCTTAGCAAGTTGAACTATAACGGGAATCAATAACATTGTTCCTGGTATTGGTATTGCAGCAATAGCACCAAGACCCATAAGTTTGAAAGTATCTTTCATTTGTTTCTGAAAGATTGCCTTTTCTTGGTCGGTAAGTTTTCCTGTTTTTACAAACTTTTGTATTATTGGAAGTAGGTCTTTTGTATCTCCGTATTCTTTTTTGAGAATATCAAAAAATAGTTGACCTTGTTCCTGCGTCATGTTTGATAATACACGGAACCAGTCGTTTAGATCTTCTTTTATCTTACTGCGTTTTGTATTCAACTTACTTATTACCAAGTTGAAAATGCCAGCATCAAACCAACCAAAGATTTGTTTGAAACGGTATCTCAATTCAGCCAACTTTGCATCGTTATCTCCGAGTGCCTTACGAATATTTGTTCCTGACATTTCACCGAATGAAGGTATGTTGTATGAAACGTGTGGTGCATAAACATAATATGTGTAAGGGTCTACGAGATCTTTTGCAGGGATGAAAGTTGTTCTGTTGTACGCCATAAGACGTTTGAAACCTTTGAGTCTACCTTTATCCTTTTCACCAATCATATAAACTATTGAAGTAGTTTTTGGGTCAAGTCCTGTTTTTTCAAAGAATTCTTGTGGATTGTAAGGACTAACTATTTTTACAATTTGACTTGACGGCACTCCGTGTTTTACCATTATTCGTTTCTTTTCTTCAAAGTTGAATGGAGATTTTTGTCCATCTACTTTATCAGAAGTAACAATATATGTATTTTGGTCACCAAATTGTTTTGATAACCATTTAAATGATTCTTTATGATGAAGACCCATTGGTTGGAAACGACCAGGATATATGGCTACAAGATTACCTTTACCACTGTCTTCTTCGTTGAAGATTTGGAGTTTTAGCTCTTTGATTATTTGTTCTATAAGTCTATTCATATTTTTACGGTTTAGTTGGCCAAATTATGTTGAAAGGATCTTGTTGTGATGTAATATCTCTTAGTTCTTGACGATATGTTTGCCATTCTTGTTTTTTTTCAGTAGACAATGGAACATCTATGAGTTGTGTCCAATCAGATTCTTGTAGTTCTATATTTCTACGTGAACGGACATTCTCCCACATACTTGAGATTTCATCGGAAATTTCTTGTTCGGTTTTTTGTCTTTTTTGTTGATATTCAACTACCTCATTTTCACCAATACTAATGGTTGTCCCATTGTAAGTTTCACCGTCTAATAATGGTATAGATTCAAATCTATATGGCAACCATCCATAAGATTTTAATGTTTGGTCATCTAATACATAGAAATTTGAAATATTTTCCCAATTAATAGGAAGAGTTCTTGGGCCATCTACAATCTGATTGTCTTTTATATTAACGTATCTCATAATCTATAAATCCATCTAATGATATTTGTTATAGATATAAATATGTAGATTTATTTATTCTATCTTTTGAAATGTTGCCATTACTTGAGCATAAATCAATTTTAGTTTACCGGTTGGAACAAACGATTGTTTTAGAAACTCAACAACAGAGTGTGGTATGTTACAATATGGCATATCATTTAATCCCCACACATAATCATCAAAGACAAGAATACCACCGGGGTTTAGAAGTAGATATGATAACATCGCATCAATCATAACATCACATGATACATGACTTCCATCTACAAATATGAGGTCAAACTGATGTCCTTCATTTATTAGTTTTGGTAAAATATCTTTTGACATACCACGATGATGAATACATTTACCCGACTCTATGTGGTCTGACATATTGTGGAGGAACCTATTGTAAAGATTATCCAAATCAAAATCTCCACGTTTGTGTTCTATACTACCTTCCCATGTATCAACACAATGTAATACAGAGTCATCTCCCTTCAAGATATTTTCTATGAACCACCGAGAGGATAACCCCTCATAAGCACCAATTTCCAAAACCTTTGGTGACTTTATGTCAACCATTGATGTTTTTGTAAAACAAAGAAGTTCAGATATACTTTTTGTAAACCAATCTGATGTGTATTGAAATTCTTTACTCATATTTTTATACTTTCCCAAAGTTCTTTCCAATCCAAGTATGGATCTTTTTGTGCTTCATATTGTACGTGTAGTGCTACCGACGGAATTGGTGTAAAGAGTGTAACATCTTCTCTCCATATTTTATTTACCATTGTTCCTTCGTGAACATTATTTATCTCACCCCAAAGAGTACCATACTCAGTTGCCATTGTATAAAATAAACTCCAATATCGTTTTACAAGTTGAGGATTGCACATGAATGTAAATGTTGAGTAATAATTTGTTCTCCACCTTCTTCCTTTACCATAGACAATACGGCAAGGTTCTATCCATTTTGGAAGATAATTATCAGGGTCATCAAAAGGGTGAATTGCAATTTCTTTGCCTAAATTTTCTTTGAACGTGTAATAGGCATCAACCATTTCATCTATGGCAGTTGGATAGTGGAGATAATCATCTTCTACAAAGTAGATCAAATCTGCATTAGAATCTCTACCACGTTCAAATTGAGCCAATCCACTTGCGTTCCATCCTTCTTCTTCCAACGGTATGTAGTTGTATTGATGAATTGCGGTTTTGAATATGTTATGGATTTCATCTATTGTTTGTGGAGACGAATGGTCATCGTACCACCAATACGTTATATCGTAGTCGGTATTATTACAACTATCTACAAGAGAACGAATTGATTTTAGAATAAGAGTTGTTTTATCTGTATTACAATATCTCGGTTCTTTTGATACGTGTATTTCTCTTTTATCGTGAGTTCTGATGACTACATCAAGAATTATTCTTTTGTTTTCCATTCTTCCGCCATTTTAGTGAGGTCTTCTCTAATCTTTTGGAATGGAACGTCCCATTCACCATATTTTACTTGACGATATAAATTTACTGAATCATACCACCGTGAACCATCACCAGGAACTGCCCATGTATAGTAAGGCATAATCGGAGTTAGAACCCAAGTTGGTTTACCCATAGATGCCGCCATATGGGCAATAGAGGTACATGAACTAATGATGAGATCACATCCTGCTATAATATTTGCAGTATCTTCCCATGATTTCATTTGTTCTCTCATATCACCAAACGGTAGACCATCAACCAAGTTTTCATCACGTTGGAGTGAATAGAATGTTGTATTTGGAATATCGTGGAGGTCAATCATAAGATTTGGGTCAAATCTACGATGTTGTTCATCTTCAAAGTCAGGACTGCCCGACCAACGAACACCAACTTTTAGTGAGCCTTTCTTTGAGAATAATTTACGAGGTTCAAGTGGTGTCAAGAATGGTGAACCATCAAGATCTTCATATTCCATATTCAGAATGTAAGCGGCAGACATTGCAGGAACCCAATAGTCATAATGAGCACCAGAAACAATTTCATTATCAATACAAATATATCCATGACGTGCAAATACTTCTTTTAATTCAGGGGCACAAGAAATCAAAACTTTTGCACCCATCTCTTTGAATCTTTCTGCAAATCTGAAGTTTAGAATTTGGTCGCCATAACCGCCTTCACATCTGAATAAAAGTGTCTTTCCTTCCAATGGTTCGTCTTTCCAAATTTTACCTTGAATCGGTGGTAAACCAAATACATCAATATACCGACCGTAGTTGAAGTGTTCCATCGCCTTTTTGAGGTTACCATGTCTCATTTCGTGCCAACCAAGATTGAAAAGAACCCGAAGGTCATCTTGTGGTTGAGCTCGTAAAATATCTTCACTAATTTCAGGATGTCCATTGATGGAAGCTTGAAGTGCAATATCAAGTGGGTGCATTTGACCCGGTTCTATTTTGTCTACTCTTCTTTTCATTTTTTTACGAAACCTTATTTTATTTTCAATAATATACAATATACAAAATATATTACATATTTTTATGTAGTTTTTATACCAATCGCAGCATTAACCGTACAACCGATTGATTCCCAATCAATATCAGAGCCGATTTGAACAGGAGATGATTTATTTACAAGTGTACCATCTCCAATTTGACCATACACGTTATTTCCCCACGCCCAAAGTGTTTTATTTGTTTTTAAAGCATATACTGTCCGCCAAGAACTAACAACATCCGACCAATTTGTATCAGTTCCTATTTGAACAGGAGAACTTCTATTTACTATGTCATTTCGACCGAGTTGACCAAAATCATTAATCCCCCAACCCCATAGAGTTCCTGTTGTTTTGATAGCCATAGTAAAAGAATTTGCCGAAAACACTTTTGACCAGTTTGTATCAGTTCCTATTTGAACAGGAGAACTTCTATTTGTTGTTGTTTCATCGCCCAATTGGCCCTGTGCATTTCTTCCCCATGCCCATAAAGTTCCATCAGATTTTACTGCAAAGCCAGCGGCATGGGCAGTAGTAACAGTTGTCCCATATGCACCATTTACAGAATTAAATGATGTAAAATAAGAACCAGACATAATTTGTATTGGAGTAAAACTGTTAGAGGTATAGTTAAAAACATTATTTTGACCAAGTTGTCCTCCGGCATTTGTTGATCCCCATGTATATAAATTATTAGAAGAATCTATTGCCATGATGTGTTGTCCCGTTGTTACGGTAACCAATGTAGTTGTTATTGATTTCCATGTCTTATCTGAAAGTATCTGAATAGGAGAAGATCTTGATACATTATTATAATTTGCATATTGACCAGTGCTATTTACACCCCAACCCCACAATGTACCATTACTTTTTATAGCAAACGCAGTACCGTTTGGTCTTGGAGTAGCAAATATCCAATCCGTATCTGTTCCGATTTGAACAGGAGATGATTTAGAAACAACGGTACCGTCTCCAAGTTGACCAGATGTTCCAAGTCCCCATGACCAAAGTGTTTGATTTGTTTTAATTGCAATTGTAAATGAACTGCCGGCAAAACCATATAACCAGTCCGTATCTGTTCCGATTTGAACAGGAGATGATTTAGAAACAACGGTTCCGTCTCCAAGTTGTCCAGATGTTCCAAGTCCCCATGCCCAAAGTGTACCGTTTGATATTGTAGCTATTGAATATGCACCTGCTGAAGAAACAGATGACCAATTTGTAAGAGTTCCTATTTGAACCGGAGAACTTCTACTTACGACTGTACCGTCTCCTAGTTGACCAGAAGAGTTAAGACCCCACGACCAAAGTGTTCCTGTTGTTTTTACAGCAAGAGTATGATTTTGACCACAAGAAGAAGATGACCAATTTGTGTCTGTTCCTATTTGAACAGGAGATGATTTAGAAACAACGGTTCCGTCTCCAAGTTGTCCAGATGTTCCAAGTCCCCATCCCCAAAGAGTTCCATCGGTTTTTGTAGCAATTACATAGTTAATACCAGCAGAAACAGATGACCAATTTGTTAAAGTTCCAATTTGAACAGGTGAACTTCTTGATATAATTGTTCCGTCTCCAAGTTGACCATTATTATTTAGACCCCATCCCCACAATGTACCATTACTTTTTATAGCAATTGAGTAACTTACACCAGCACCAATAGAACTCCAAGTATCTGATGTTATTAATATTGGACTTGTTACATTAGGTGAACCCAACATACCGTGATAATTACTACCCCATGCCCAAAGAGAACCATCATTTTTTCGTGCTACCATTGTAATATCAGCAGAAACATCGTTCCAATTTGTATCGGAACCTAATTGTATTGGAGAAGACCTTGCAGTTGTATCAGGAGTTCCTAATTGTCCCTGACCATTAGTTACATTATTAGTACCCCAAACCCACAACGTTCCATCAGTTTTGACTGCCGCGCCATTCCATCCAGAGAATGAGGCACTCGCCCATACGTTTGTACCAATTTGTACAGGAGAATCGTGTCCAACGTTTGATGTATTATTTCCGAGTGAACCGTTTGGACTCATTCCCCATACCCACAATGTGTTATCTGATTTTATACCAAATGAAAGAAACTCAGAACCATTTGTCCGTTGTACTCCAATTTTTTTCCAATTTGTAGATGTTGGCACTTGTACAGGAGAATTTCTGTAAGAGATTCTCCCACTATCCGATGTATAGATCGAATTTTTTCCCCACGAATAAATAGAATAATTTGTTTTTACTCCAATTGATTCTCCGTTAAGATTACCAGCAATAATATCCCAATCGGCATCGGAACCTATTTGAACAGGAGAAGATCTATTTATAAGAGTTTTATCACCAATCCTATATCTAGCGTTTGAACCCCATCCCCACAATGTTCTACTTGTTTTTATTGCGTGGGGTCCTTGAAAGACATTCAGCCAGTTTGTATCAGTTCCTATTTGAACAGGTGAACTTTTATTTGTTACCGTTTCATCTCCGATTTGACCGGATGTATTTAAACCCCATGACCACAAAGTACCATTTGTTCTTATTGCGTGAGTAGTTTGAAAGTTTGAGCAAACAATTGACCAGTTCGTGTCCGCAGATACTTGTGTTGGTGTCAACTTTGCAGTGGTATCGTTTGCACCCAGTTGACCTTGAGCCTGAGTTCCCCATCCCCACAGAGATCCATTTGTTTTTATGGCCATTGTATATGAAAATCCAACAGAAACTCTTGACCAATTTGTATCAGTTCCTATTTGAACAGGTGAACTTCTGTTTGCGTTACTACCATCACCTAATTGACTTGAACTATTAGTTCCCCATCCCCACAAAGTTCCATTTGTTTTTATGGCCATTGTAAAACTATTTCCACCAACAGACGATATGACTGACCAATCCGTTCCCGTTCCTATTTGAACGGGTGAACTTCTAGGTATGGTATTATTTTGACCAAGTTGACCATTTGCATTTGCTCCCCATGCCCATAGTGTTCCGTTTGTTTTTATTGCAACGGTATGATTAATACCAGCAGAAATAGATGACCAGTCCGTATTAGTTCCGATTTGAACAGGAGATGATTTAGAAACAACGGTTCCGTCTCCAAGTTGTCCAGATGTATTGGTTCCCCATGCCCACAGTGTTCCGTCGTTTTTTATTAAAAATACTGATGGTAGATTTGTAGATAAATCACAACTGGCACTAACGTATGAACCAGAAAAAGCAAGTCCCGGTTGTATACTTGATACCGATGGGTCTGCCATTTGACCATCTGTCCCAACTCCCCATGAGTATAGATTATAATTTACAATGGATGGCCCGGCTGCTGATTTTCTTCTTTTTAACGATATATTTTTTATAAATGGCATAGTTACACCTTAAAAGTTCTGTCCACCGTTAAAAGCAAACCAAGTCGTACCACCATCTATCGTTACAAAAGAAAATATATCTTCTTTACCATTTGTTGAAGTAAGTGTTGGCGCAGTTCCACCTGGCCACAAAATACTCCCACCCCATGTTACGGTTCTCGGTGTTCCATCGGCAGTAAATATAAGTGTAAATGCAGATGAACCTGCAGTTTGAGTATTTGATATTGTAAGTGTTGTTATTGCAGCATTTAGACTAACATAAAAAACACCGGCGGCACTCAAATCTAATGTGAGTGTACCATCACTAATTGCAGCACTCGCACTTACTTCTGAAAGGGTTCTTACGCCGTATGAATCTCTTGACCAATTTGACATTATGTTACTCCTTATCCACTAACTTGAACGATATGGGTTACCGCATTCCAATAAATTGTTTTTGCAGCTTCACCTGTTACTCGTAAGACTAATCTACTACCAAGAGCAACTGCTGTTGCGTTCCAAGCAACTGTATCTTCTATGGCGGTTTGATTGACTGCGCCTACAAGAGCAACGCTCCCTGCATTATTATCAATAGCACCTTGTAACCAATAGGCGGCGCTTTCATTATCAGCATCTTGTCTTCTTGCCACAATATACGAAGTAAACATCCAAGTTGTAT